GCTTTGGAAGCGCTGAATATATTGGACCCGACAATTAAATCGTAATAGACGAAGAATGTATTTTGATTAATCATATGGGATGAAGAAGAGATCGCTTAGCGGTCTCTTCCTCTATACCCAAAACGAAACGAATGAGAGGTGGTGGTATTGAGTGACGCAAGAGCACCCAACTATGAATTAGCCTATGAGGATTACCATAAGGGCATGAAATATAAAGAGATTGCCGAGAAGTACGGCGTTACGATCAACACGGTCAAGTCCTGGAAGACCAGATACAAGTGGTCAAAGGGTGCAAAAAAAGGTGTGCACACAAAATCTGAAAAAGTATGCACACAAAAAGGAGGCCAGCCCGGAAACCAGAACGCAGTCGGCCATGGGGGAACGGGACCGCCGGGGAATAAGAATGCAGTTAAGACAGGAGAGTTTGAGACTCTCTTTTTTGATGTCCTGGAGGATCACGAGAAGCAGCTTGCCGGTTCCGTCCCTGCCGATAAAGAACGGCTGCTCCTTCAGGAGATTCAGTTATTCACGGTACGGGAACACCGGATGCTTAAACGCATTGAAGAGCTGAAGCAGTCCCCCGCTGCCGATCTGGATAAAGCGGCAGGCATGACAGCCGTTAAGTATAAATCCGGCACTGAAAAAGATAAATGGACGGATTTGACGGAGTACACAGGGATTCTGGGGCAGATACAATCCATTGAGGAGGCACTTACCCGCGTTCAGGGGCGAAAGCAGAAAGCAATTGACTCATTGCATCGGTACGGCTATGACGATGCGAAATTGGAGATCGAGCTGATGCGGCTTGAGATTGTGGCTTTAAAATCAGGTAGCCAGGAAGCCGAGACAGAGAATGACGGATTCCTTGAAGCAATGGGTACGGAGGTTGCTGATATATGGGGTGATGCCGATGAATATTAGAGACCGGATCGATCAGATGAAAGCCCAGATACGGAAATTGAAGCAGCAGCGCATTACTACCAAGCTGCAACTGTTTAAATTCAAGCCATTCTCCCAGAAGCAAAAACAGGTGCTTACCTGGTGGCTTCCCAACAGTCCGGTAAAGGACAGGGACGGGATTATTGCTGATGGTGCTATCCGATCAGGAAAAACCCTGTGTATGTCATTATCGTTTGTCATGTGGGCAATGGCAGCCTTTAACGGCCAGAACTTTGCCATGTGTGGTAAGACGATCGGCAGCTTCCGGCGAAACGTGCTGTTCTGGCTTAAGATCATGCTAAAGAGCCGGGGCTATACCGTAGTGGATCATCGGGCAGACAACCTTGTTACTGTCTCCCTTGGAGCCGTCACCAATTACTTTTATATCTTCGGCGGCAAGGATGAACGCAGTCAGGATCTGATTCAGGGTATCACGTTAGCCGGCGTATTCTTTGATGAGGTCGCTCTGATGCCGGAATCATTCGTCAACCAGGCTACAGGCCGCTGCTCTGTGGATGGTTCCAAGTTCTGGTTTAACTGTAACCCGGATGGCCCCTATCACTGGTTTAAGTTAAACTGGCTTGATAAGGCCAGGGAAAAGAATCTGATTGTCCTACATTTTACGATGGAGGATAACAAAAGCCTGTCAGAAACGATCAAGGCACGTTACCGATCCATGTACAGCGGCGTGTTTTACCGGCGTTACATACTTGGTCTGTGGGCAATGGCTGAGGGGATCATCTATGACATGTTTGACGTTGATCGGCATGTTAAGAATATCCTGGAGTTTGCTTATGTGCTAATAGACGGAGGCAGATATGTTAGTGTGGACTATGGTACTCAAAACGCCATGGTCTTTTTACTTTGGAATAAAGGGATTGATAAAAAATGGTACTGCATCAGGGAATATTATTACTCAGGCCGGGATGCGGGAAAACAAAGGTCAGATTCCCAGTATGCGGATGATCTGGATGCCTGGCTGGAGGGAACAAAGATAAAGGCCATCATTGTGGATCCGTCAGCAGCGTCCTTTATCACTGAACTAAATAACCGGGGATACACAACCATTAAGGCGGATAATGATGTTGAGGACGGGATCCGGCTGGTTGCCACCCTGCTTAATACCGGGCGGTTATTTTTCAGCCAATCCTGTGTGAATACCATCAAGGAGTTTGCGTCCTATATCTGGGATCCCAAAGCGGCAGACCGCGGAGAGGATAAACCGATCAAACAGCACGATCATGCGATGGACGCCGTTAGATACTTCTGCTATACGATACTGAATCACAAGAAGGTTCGTATTAAGAACAAAGCAAACCATGGCTTTCAATAGGATAGGAGGTGAGAACCGTATACACGATAACTTATTCAGCGGAAAAATACGATGAGAAGAATATAAACAAACAGGATATCCTGACGCTCATTAATACCCACATAAGCAAGGTATTGCCGCAGCTGATCATTAATAAAAAATACTATGACGGCAGGCATAGCATTGAGGGCAGGGCGCGAAAAAAGGGTGCGCCAAATACCAGGGTGATATGTAATCATGCAAAGGATATTGCCGATAACGCAACCGGCTATTTCATGGGAAATCCAATCACTTACGAGAATACGGCAAATGCAGACATTGAACCGCTGCTTCTGGCATTTGATGCTGCTTTAGTTGATGATACGGACTTTGACAACGCTCTGGACATGTCGATCTACGGCGTGGCTTATGAATATATCTATGCCAAAAAGGAATGTACAGAGCTGATGACTAAGAATCTGGAACCGGAGCACACCTTTATTGTCTGTGATGATACGATTGAACAAAATCCTTTGTTTGGGGTGTATTACTTTTACACAAAAGACGATGCAACAGGGGAAGGTAAGTATCAAGCAACCGTCCTGACGCAGAATTACCGGTATCAGCTGATCATCACGGATACGAAAGGGGGCAGCCAGCCGTTAACCGAAGAACCAGAGCCGCATTACTTTGGTGATATCCCGCTGGTTGAATACAAGAACAATAAATATAACATCGGCGATTTCGAACAGCAGATTTCTTTGATTGATGCTTATAACACCTTAATGTCTGACCGTGTGAATGACAAGGAGCAGTTTATTGACGCGCTGCTGGTTTTATATGGGGCACAGTTGGGTGATGATGAAGAGGAGGTAACAGAGGCAGCCAAGGCACTAAAAGAGCATAAGCTGTTAGAGCTGCCGGAAAGTGCCAAGGCGGAGTACCTGACCCGCACCTTTGATGAAAACGGAGTGGAAACGCTTAGAAAAGCCATCAAGGAGGATATTTATACCTTCTCTCATGTGCCGAACCTGACCGATGAAAACTTTGTGGGAAACAGCTCCGGTGTGGCGATGGAGTATAAACTGTTAGGCCTTGAGATGATAACGAAGATTAAGACCCGGTATTACAAGAACAGCCTAAAGAAGCGGATCCGGCTATTCTGTGGCTTTCTGGGACTTAAACAGCTCTTGGTGGATGCAAGTTCCGTTGTACCGTCATTTAGTCGTGCACTGCCTAAGAATCTGACCGAGTTGGCGCAGGTGGTAGCGAACTTAAAGGGATCAGTAAGTCAGAAGACCTTATTGCAGCTGCTCCCGTTTGTAGAGGATCCGGATAATGAAATTGATACCGTTGCCGAGGAAAAGGCAGAAGAGGCAAAACGACAGCGGGAAATGTTTGGACTTGACGGCAATCAGCCACCTGATGAGGGAGCCGGTGATGTAGATGAGTAATCTAACCTACTGGGAGAAACGGAAAGCCCAGCAGATGTTTGAGTATATGGCAACCGCCGAGCAGACCGCGGATGAAATTTCAACAGTATATCTAAAAGCTTCCCGACATATCAGCCTGGATATGGACATGATCTTTGAGCGGTTTATGACAAAGCACAAGCTGTCAGAGGCAGAAGCGTACCGGATTCTTAATACCTTAAGAGATAAAACATCCCTTGCCGAGTTAAAGGAAGCCCTGAAAGCAAACGGTAAAAAAACACTACTTGCCGAACTGGAGGGGCCGGCTTATCAGGCAAGGCTGGAACGCCTGAAGCAGTTACAGAACCAGATGGATGTTACGATGCGTTCGGTATATCAGCAGGAAAAGGCGAGAAGTACCAGCCATTATGTTGACCTTGCCAATGAATCCTATTACCGTTCTATATTTGAGATCCAGAAAACAGCAGGCTTAGGATTCGGTTTTAATACGATCAGCCCGGAAATGATTGACCGGGTAATCAACAGTAAGTGGTCAGGAGCCAATTACTCTACCCGTATCTGGAACAATACCAGGGCGCTGTCACGGGATATTAAGGAGGAGCTGTTAATCAGTCTCATGACTGGAAGAACTGACCGGGAAACCGCTGATATCATTGCGAATAAGTTTGCCGCCGGATCCAGCCAGGCCAGAAGACTTGTCCGGACAGAGAGCTGCAACCTTGTGACGCAGATGGACATGATCGCCTATGAAGAATGCGGCATAGATACCTATGTCTTTGTAGCAACACTGGACTTAAGGACTTCATCCGCCTGCCGAAGACTTGACGGAAAGCGTTTCAAGGTGTCCAATCAGCAGCCGGGCGAGAACTGTCCGCCGATGCATCCCTGGTGTCGGTCAACTACGATCTGTGACATATCCGATGCTGATCTGGCACAGATGCAGCGCAGAGCCAGAGATCCGGTCACAGGCAAGACTAATTTAGTGCCGGCGAATATGAGCTACGAACAGTGGCATAAAAAATATGTCACAGGTAATCCGGAAACGGTGCTTAAGGAAAAGATGGTTAAGAATCAATCATCTGATCGAAAGCAGTTTGAACGGTATAAAGACGTTCTGGGAGATGCTGCTCCTGAAAAATTGACTTCTTTCCAGAAGATAAAATATGCCAACCCAGAAGAATACGGTATATTGAAAGCCCAGCACAAAGGTATGTCTTACTATAGCAAGGCCATTGAAAACGAACCTGAGATAACCAATCAGGTTAAGAAAACGGCTGAGGCTGCGGGAATGAATAGCTTAGGCCTGGAATATCGGATCAAGACAAAAGAGTCTTTCCTTGAGAAGATCAGAAAGAACTATAATCCAGAAGGGAACGAATATGAAATCAAAGATATCATTCGGTATACTTTAGGAGCTGATCCAGATCATTTAGTGGATAAGACGTTACTCACCATTGATAAATTTCAACGCGAGGGTTATAATACAGTTAGGGTTAAGAATACATGGCATCCGGATAGTTCCTACAATGGAATAAACACTTTTATTAAATCCCCAGGCGGCCAGACGTTTGAAATGCAATATCATACAAAGGAAAGCTTTGATTTGAAAAACGGTGACTTACATAAATTGTATGAAAAGCAGAGAAAAATTTCAGATGAGGATTCAGAAGAATACTTAAAAATTGAAGATAAGATGATTGAACTTTCAAGTAA